AATCATCAATAGCATTCTTAATCAATTCAGTTACTTCTATGATGTCTTTAGCTGTTCCAGGAGTAGTTGTCTTCCCCGAAGGAATCCTTTTTGCGTTGGTAATATATGTTTCATATTGCCTACTTATGATAATTCGAGGAGCTTCTGTAGTTAATTCTTCAGGGAGAATGTCAGTTCTGAGAAGACTACCAGGTATCTTATTCGCCAAAAGTGGGTTTTCCTATGAATTTTGTTTCTTCTTGATGTGTAAATATCTTCCAATATTCAAGTTTTGCATTATCAGATCGATACGACCATGCTTTATCTATTCTATAGGACATTAGATAAGTTACTGGATAAACAATTCCTCCGGCGTTATCCAAAAGAATCTCAATAATTCTATCCTCTTGCGTAATGTTTTTATCGTATTGCACATAGAAAACATCAAAAGTGGCATCAGATATACCAGGAGGAAGAATATGTTGTCTCCTATTGGAGGCAAACGAAGTCTCAGCTAAAGTATGGTAATATTTAATATATTCCTCTTCAAAGAGAAATCCAGTTGAAAAACAAATAGGACAGAACTTAGTTTTATCAAATTCTTTAGATACGGGATCTACACACTCACACTGGATAGGAGAACCATCACTTTCTCTGGAAACTCTGCGGAGGATTCCATAGGCTCCTTTAGCAATTTCAGGGAATTGCCCATCAAGCGTATTGATCAATTCTTGTCTCATATTAGGTTCTGTAACTGATGTTGAACCATAGTAACTTATAGAGGATGTCCTCTTAGAGTAGTATCTATCTCCAGCCACTACTTCTTCCCCCCAGACCATCTATTGTAGTAACTATTGATTGTCCTGCGCTTACCTGTTGGAACGTATCTGTAATTAGATGCTGGCATACCTGTATTTTCCCATAGTCTTCCCACAGCAGGTCTATCAGGATCAAGATCTCCCTTTACAGTTGCCACTGGAACTTGTATAGAAAGTCCACCAGCTTGTAACCCAGGAGTCCATTTATTCAAACAATTCAATATCTTATCCATCATATTCTTAGCATTTGCAGTATCATACTCTACAGAGAGATCGCCTAATCTCTTTGATTTAAGTCCTCCTCCCATTCCAATTGCATTACTTAACAAGGTTTCGGCCGCTTTACATGTAACCCATTGTCTACGAACAAATTCATAATAATCAGTTACAGCAATTGTATCCCCCCAAGTTAGTTGTTCTGCTTCTTTAGAAGCTTCGTGGAGAGCGAAATTCAATGTATCATCTGGAATACTCCCCAGAAACGCTCCAGTTTCAAGTCTGAGGCGTCTCACAGAAGAGTAGAGGGGAGAATAGGTTGTGGTGAAATAGAAGTCGTAGTCATCATTTAGAGACGTTCCAGAGGTATTCTGAATACTACTGTCCAGTGTTACTGTCACAACATTGTTACTAAACAGTAATCCAGAAGGGACAACAATAGTTAATATCTCATTACTTACACTTAGAGTAGTATTAAGAAGACCAGAACAAGTTGCTTCCCCAGATATACCAGAAACAGGTTCTGCCAAAACAGAGACAGTTGAGGAAGAAACGGTAGTTGAATCTATTGGATTGTCAAAAGTAACCGTAATGTTGAGATCTGCATTAATTACATCAAGGTTGGTAGCCTGGTCTGCTGGATAAGTCTCTATTACATCAAAAGTATCTGTAGAGACCCCTGTAGAAGTAGATAATGGAGTTCCTAATATAGTGGTGGCGGCGGTATCTGGAATAGTTTGAATACTTCCAGACCCTGTTTCAAAAGGCCAAGTAATATTCCCACTGAAAAGGGTTGGGGCCTTAATTACAGAATAGAAACTATCTCCAGTTTCATAAGTCCCTTCAGAAAAGGATACGGTTACCCCATCATCGAGATCTATTTCAGCTTCAGAAGTCCCAAAAGGACCATAAAGGATTGAGGGATCACTATCTTTCCACCAAGTAAATTGGGAAGTGGTTACATCCCCCGCTGCATAGATTTGAACGTAGAAAGCATCTACAGAGACAGGTCCCGTGTAACTTCCACCAAATTCTGCTTCCCCAGTTCCTACATTGGAACCTTTCACTGTGTCAAAAACAGTTCTTGTTCTCAGACCAGTTGAAAGAGAGTCAGTGGTATCTTCGTCCCCTGAAAGATAGACCCAGTAGGTAGTATTTTCAGTTAATCTACGGGTTGGGGTGAAGATTGCTTTGGTTCTATAGGACGCCCCATTCCCTGTATAATCATACCCGCTGTATGCCCCATAGTTATTTGTATTGATTCTTTCAAAGGTAAGTTCACCTTGAACTATTCCATGAAAGTCAGGAGATTGAAGGATTTCTTCTTCGTCTCCAATACTTTCTCTATTATGATAGAGTTGAAGATCTGGTCCTGACCAAGTATCTTGATCTGGTCCAGCAAGGAAAAAGTTTCCATCCACTGAATCTTCGTCAATTTCTCTATCAAAAATTACCCAGATTGTATCTGTAGTAATGATAGAAACACCCGAAATTGTGGGATGTATCAGGAGGACTATAGAAGAGAGAGAGGCCACATGTTTAAGGTCCCTGAAAAATTAAGTGGGGTCGATTTCTTCTGTAACTTCACCTATTTGAGTAATACTGAATGCAATCTCTTCAAAATCACTTTCTTCCACTTCAGGTTCCAGTTTACCACGGGGAGGCGGAACTGTATCTGTCCCAAGACCTTTACTTAGTGTTTTACTGATTTTATCTTCATAGGATTTTAATCGTTCCTCCAGAAAAGAAAGAAGGGATGCCCGCTTTTTCCCTTGTGATTCAAGACCTTTAAGTATTTGAAGGATCTTGATATTTTCATTGGTAATTACGAAGGATTTGACTGCACGAACCCCTTGAGCAAGAACTTTCTTACAATTCTTATGTAGCTTTTCATACTCTGAAGGAACATATCTTTTCTTCTTTTCTTCAGGTTTTGGAGATTCAATAGGGGTTGGCGCGACCTGTGGAACTAACTTCTGATTGTATTCATTAGCCAAGAGATCATAAGGAGTTTCTGTAACAATTGAACCATTTCCCACAGATAGAACAATGTGCATTTGTTCCTGAAGAGTGTAATCCTCTGTATTGATCTCCAATGGTCCAGGTTGTTCCACAGAAAGAAATACTTTTAATTGTTTGGGATCTCCAAGAAACCAGACCCCTACCTTATTCCCTAAAGAAATTGATATTTTAGACATTAATATCCTCCACAAATATATTAAGCCAAATTAAAGAAATTTTCAAGAGTGGATAGACCTCAGGATTGAGGTCAAGGAGAAGATTAAGATGAGGGGAGGATTAACTCAGATTAGAGGGCGATGGACTGAGTTGGGGAAATCTTACTCATGGAAGAAGATACCTGAATAGTAGCTTGCGCTGGAAGAACTATTTCGTTTGGTACCACATGTACGTTCCGAAGTTGAGCAATTGCCTTACCTTCCTGAAGAATTGCAATGGCATAGCGCTCACGCAATTTGATCTTCATGATATCGACAGAGGGATCATTCCACTTTTCAGTAGTGATCTCTTCGTCAACAACTAATGCACCCAGTTCCCTTGAATCAAAGAGATAAACGTCAGTCAACTTTCTACGAGGATCAAAGTTCACAAACGGAGAAACAATGATTCGGAGAGGAACATTCATATACGAAGGAAGAACTGGAGCACTATTAATGTCTTGGGGAAAGGACAGTAATCCAGAAGGGGTGGAACTGTTGGGTTGCGCGCCACCTGTAGAAGTCTGTCCAGGGATAATGTTCTGTCCACCAGAGACACCCATTCCACCCTGAGAACTATTATCCCAAGGAGCCCTACCTGCTGGATTCCCTGACCAAGTAGCGAAGAAAGAACCCCCACCATTAGCCAGAACAAAAGCACGTAGAATAGGATCTTTTACAAACATACACCAAGTAAGTGGATGTAGGAGAAGAGTGTCAGGCATGAAACCTTGAGTCAATACTTGAGCATACGCATCAAAAATGTCATCAAGGGTAATGGAACCATTTGCTTGACCAGCAAAATCTCGACCAGTGCAAACACCAAGTAGAGAATTAGTTGGGGCAAGGTTGTCAAAAACTCGGACACCCATATTCCGAATCATATTGAAGATCTTCACTTCTTTATGTCGGGCAAGAGCGCGACCAGCAGCACGAAGATGCATTCCGATTACATCAAACTGACTGTAACGAATCATCTCTTCGGTAACTTGAACAGCCAAACCGGACTTACCGATAGTGGCCGTCATAGTCCCACCTGCTGAACTCAGTTGTCGGATAGGATATTCCTGTCCTTCAGCGATATCAGCTGCAACGAGACCACCGGTTGCTCCAAATACAATAGTGCTTCCTTTACCGGCATAATTGATTCGTTGAAGCAAACTGGTCCCAATCAAAAGGGGCTCCGCAGCTTCTTTTACAATATTCTGAATCACCTGAGGGAAGAAAATAGGTGCATTGGAAGTGCTCAGAGCGTCTTTCAGTTCTACTTTCTGTCCCGATGGAGTTTTTCCAGTGGCCCACATGAACTGCAGTTCTGCTGCATCATTGATTTTAAGCTCGGGCATTATAGTAATAATCTCCTTTTAAATTTTAAAGTCGGTTACCGACCAATTACATTTACGATGACCATCAAATTAGATCCACCAGCATAATGCAGAGCAGCAGGCATACCATTGGTTGCGCTACCAGGCATTTGATCTAATTGTCCAAGACCCACACTTGAACTACCAGCCACACCAGCAGACATAGTCCCTGTGGCAGAAGTAGAGAGAGCGGGAGTGTATGCAGTGCGGACCCTATCGAGAGCATCTTGTGGATGAGTCTCAAAACCAAGAACCTGACCAATAATTAATTCATCATCGGTTCCAGGAGTTGCACGAACCCAGTTGCTATCGGCTCCACACTTCAGGAATGCACCTGGTTCCAGTTCAGTTGAAGAACAAAGAACACAAGCAAAAGCACCATAAACCGAAGGAGCAGAAGCATAATGATAGTAGGTTACAGTTCCTGCTGCAAAACCAGTAGGAAGGGTTTGACCATCGGCAGAGTAAACAAACACAACACCCTTAGGATAGTCAACAAAGAACAACCCAGAAGAGGTAACCGAAGACAGAGCGTCTACTTCAGTAACCAACATTCCACTTACGGTAGAAGTGATCGGGGTGTGAGTAGTATTCTTAGCCGCTGGGAAATTATCCAGAGTGAAAGCAATGACTGGATAGGTGCTGAGAAGAGGAATATATCCAGTGCTTGCATTGTAACGAGCTGTTGAAGCAGCGGTTACTGCTCGAGTCTTTACTGCTTTGGTTCCAAAAGTGAAGGCACCAGCAGACCAGTTGGTGGGGAGAGCCTCAGTAGAAATCTTTCCAGGAATCAAAGGAAGAGTGATTGCACTATCACAATTTACAGCGATCTGTTGCTGTTGTTGATAGTTGTTGAAATACAGACCCAGAGGATTAGAACCATCGTCATATTCAGAAGAGTCCCCAGCCCATTTGTAAGCAGCATAAGGAGCAAAACCAATGGGATACTTATTGGTTGCATATGCGAAGTCAAAACCATGACGACCCATGAAATGACTTGTAGAACCATCAATATTTACAGTGGAGTAAGAGGTTGCGCCAGTTACTACTTCGCCTGTAGTAATGTCAATAACTCCAGCTAATACATCATTAGCAGTGTAGGTAATAGTTGCGCCTGCAGCCAAACCATAATGAGCTGGCATTACATAGCCAAGGGGATCAAGAGCAAGGATCTTTCCTGGCATAATTGTGAACCAATCTTCATTATTCTTGTCATAGAACTGAACAGGAAGCCAAGGAGCAGGCTTAAATGGGAAAGCAGGGAGAATGCCTTCAGAATGAATGACATCAGGGATAATGTTGGCGAAGTGATCATACGCTTTGTGGCGTGGAGAATACTGTCCTAAGGAATTAATCGACATCTTTGTTTAAAGATCCTCTATAGGAAATTAATTTTGTTTAGCCTTCTTGGCTGCTAAATAATTTACTTTCTCTTTACTGAACCACTCATCTGCCATTGCTATACTTCTCTTTGCAAGAATCTGATATTGTCTGGTCATTCTTTGTAGAGTGATTGAATCTATGCTCTCATCTTCTATCTGTTTACCCGGTTTAACTTCTTGTTGCTGTAATGTTGGATCTACTATGTTTTCTTTTGGATTTCTCGCTAAACCTGTATTAAGAATATCATTTATTTTCTTGAAGTCTACATTGCTTTCAGTTTCTCGGATGAGGTTAGATACAAATTCAGTAGTCTTATCATGTAGTTCTGTAGCAATGATTTCTGGAGTTACTTGTTGTCCAGAAAGAGATTTAAGTAGATGAAGATACTGAATATTTTGTCTATTAATTGAGTCCTGTAGAGAAGTAAGACGATCCAGCATAGAGGTATTGTCTGTTTGTAGGGTTTTGATCTCGATAGTAGTGTCTACCGCGCGATCTTGTAACTCTTTCTTTAACTCTGTAATGGTGGCATCACGCTTAATCAACTCATTCTTGATACTATCAAGGGACTGTTGACATTCAGCATGGCGACAAATATCTCGTTCAGACTCAACGGCATTTGACAGATTCTGCCACTGGACATCAGAGAGACGATCGAAATCATCCGTGGTATATTCACCAAGGTCTTTATCTTTAGTGTCTGATTTAGAAGCGTCACAACCCATCTTCTTGGCCTTTCTGTTTACACAGGCAAGAATGGCTTCTTTGTCTCCAGGACCCTTGTAACGTCCAATTAGACGCCTAGCCGCAGTAACATGACTGCAGTCTGGGACCGGGAAAGATCGGTCTGGACCACAAAAAGACGAACCAGACATTCCCTTTCGGGTTTCAGCAGATAATTTTGCGTCAAGAATAGTCTTGGCCATGATTGGATCACTATCTTTCAACTCTTGGTATGCACTAAAGATCATTTCCACATAGTCACGACCCCAAGTATCATCACCAACAAGAACCTCATACTCTGAACCAAAGAACTCTTTGACTTCATCCTTGACCACAGACAATTGATTTGCTGTATCCAGAATTAATTTATTTAGTTCTTCAGGAGTCTTGCCTTCCACTGTATCCTTAATAGTTTCAAGGATTTTGGCTGCAAGTTGTTGTAGAGCATCTTGAGAGGAACTCTTGAATTGCTCTGAACCTGAAAGAACAGAGAGAATATTTTCAATAGTCATAAGGTTATTTTGTCCTTTTTGAGAATCATGGATAGAAATCTCTGGAATATATTTGCTATATGAAATTGTATCATGACTTACATCTAATTGAACTCTATCCTGAATTGAGCCACTTCCTATTTCGATTACACGAGAATGACGATCTGCTGGAGTATTTACCAGAGACCACTCGTTATAAGTAAGCTTTCCAGCGATTAGAACACATTTCTTACCATCATAAACACTTCCAGGACGATGTTCGCAGATAGTTTCTGCAGAAGCCCAATCAGTTTTACAGACTGAACAAACTGCTTTATCTGTTGAAGCCCCAACTGATCCAGTAAGGTAGCGTTTGTCCAAGATTTTTTGGATGGCTTCAGGATCAGAAATCTGTGCAGTTAACTCAATGTATCCGAGACCTTGATAATCTGGGTCATCTGACATTAGAGAAGAATCACAGAAGTATTTAATAGTGAAATCAATAATCTCTGAGAAAGGAAGATTCCCTTTTAAGTAATTATCCAGCAGAGAGGGGTTTTCTTTACCTTGGAAGAAGTCTTTAATACGTTTGTTGTCTTGAATACCCATAGAAAGATCAACGTATCCCGCGCCGATTACTCTTCCTACGGGATCATTGTCTTGATCATGATGAACAAGAATAGGTTTGGGATATTGAGCAGTCCAAGAATTAACCCCAGATCTCATTTCAGAAGGAAGATAGAATCCATTGTTTCTGGTAATAATTCCACTGTGGGTTGCAGCAGCCTTAATAATAAGGGATTTACTTCCAACAGTCTGCCCTGTTGGACCAAAATAGTCTTTTACCTTATCTGAAACAGTGACAGGCTGGAAATAGACTTGATCGTATATTTTAATTGAAGGCATTGAAATTACTTCCCTTTTGTAGTTGATTGGCAAATAGCCCAAGCCGAAGAAGAGATCTTTTCTGAACTCCAAGTTGGGTGTTTTGAAGCTAATTGAGATTTTACTTCGCTAACACAACGTTCTATTTTGACTCCATCGTCCACAGAAGAATCTTCACGATTCGCGAATACAATATCAAAAGAACACTGACAATGGGGATGATGTGGGGTTAATTCTTCTATGGTAATCCCATCTGCCATAGCAATTTCATTAGTTTTTGCCATACATTCTGGGCAACCTGTATCCAGAGCAGAATAGACAACCTTCATATCCATGTTTTTATACTGAGCAATAGTCTGAGCCCCAAGGAACCTACCATAACTATTAGCTTTTTTACTTTCAGTATCCAAGATATAGTCTAAACGATATTCAAGAGAATCGAAAACAGTAGAAATGTAGGACTGTTGGTTCTGTTGAAGTTGAATTTTATCTGTAAGGCTGTCAGTTAATTTTCTAAGATACTTTTCAAGACGTTCCCTGAGAACTTTCCTTCCGAGTTGGACTGCGGAAAGAAATTTATGTCCTTGATTTCCTGTCTCTATATTAAAACCAGATAGAAAGGATGAATTAATGATAGGAATCATTTGATCCAACATGGAATATTCCCAAGCTCTAACCAAAGCAGAGACAAATGAATGAGTTGAAGAACTTTCAGGGTCTATTGTGAGACTTTCCATAACGTCACTTTTCAAGGCCGCATAACTCCTTGAAACAAAACTATCTTTTTTAACTACAGGTTTCTGTTGAGCTTTCTTCGTTACTTCCACTTGTTTTGCTTCTTGTTTAGCCTGATTTACCATACTTGGAGTCACTGCAGTGCTTGCAACAGAAGCTGCGGCAGGAGCAAAAGGATCCCCAGGCTTACCAAAAGAACTTCTGATAAGATTTGTTGGTTCTTCTATTAATTTCCAGTAGGTTTCTCTCCATTCTGGGAATTTACTGAGATCTTGATCTTCACCATCTTCTGGAATAGGAATAGGTTCCTTGGAGAGAGCCTGTCTAAATTCTGAATGAGTTAGACCACTTAACTTGAATAAGTCTTTAGCGTGTTCTTCTTGTTTAATTTTATTATCTACATCAATTTCCTCAAAACGAAGATGAACCATATTGTCATTTGCCAGAACATCTTCAGAAAAAGTGCTTTCAAGAAGCAATTCACTAATAATTAAGTTGTCCCATTGAGACTCAAGATTATCCTGGATATCTTTCACACTATCGATCAAAGCCCTTGATAACGTTGAACTTGTATTTCCATGAATACCAATT